GATTCACTTGCTGATTCTGAGAAGGAGAAGTTCAAGGGTTTGGTAGAAAGTATCGATTATGAAGATGCTGATTCTTACAAAGCAAAATTAGAAACTATTAAAGGATCTTATTTTGTAAAAGAAAAAGCTCAGAATAACGTTACTGAAACCAATGACGCCGAGGGCGGACAGATTGATATGACTGGTCCAATGTCAGCATATACAGCCGCTATCTCAAGGACAAAAGCAAAGAAACTATATTAAAAAAAGGATAATACAAGGAGAGAACAAATGTTTTTATCTGAAACATTACAAGAGAAGTGGCAACCAGTTCTTGAGCACGCCGATCTTCCAGAGATTAAAGATGCTTATAAAAGAGCTGTAACAACTGTCATCCTCGAAAACCAAGAAAAAGCTTTAAGAGAAGATAGAGCTTTTCTAGGTGAAGCAGCACCAACAAACGCAACTGGTGCTTCTATTGCGAATTGGGATCCAATTCTAATTTCTCTCGTTAGACGTTCTATGCCTAACTTGATTGCATATGACATCTGTGGTGTACAACCAATGACTGGTCCTACCGGTCTTATCTTCGCTATGAAGAGCAGATATGCATCTCAAGCTGGTACTGAAGCGTTATTTAACGAGGCAGACACAGACTTTTCATCAAGAAATGCAGCTGGTTCATCTACTGCTGATCTTACTGCGAACACAGTTCACACAGGAACAAACCCAGCAGTATTAAACGATTCCTCACCAGGTAACTACTTCAGAGGTAGAGGTATGACAACAGCATACGGTGAAGCTTTAGGCGATGCCGATGGTAATGCTTTTGCAGAAATGGCTTTCTCAATCGAGAAGACAACTGTAACTGCAAGATCACGTGCATTAAAAGCTGAGTACACAATGGAACTCGCACAAGACCTTAAAGCAATTCACGGTTTAGATGCAGAAACAGAATTAGCAAACATTCTATCTGCTGAAATTCTTGCTGAGATCAACAGAGAAGTTGTAAGAACAATTTACATCAAAGCTAAACAAGGTGCTCAAACTAACACAACTAACGCAGGAATCTTTGACTTAGACACAGATTCTAACGGTAGATGGTCAGTTGAGAAGTTCAAAGGCCTAATGTTCCAACTCGAAAGAGATGCGAATGTTATTGCACAAGAAACACGTAGAGGAAAAGGTAACGTAGTTATCTGTTCTTCAGATGTTGCTTCTGCTTTACAAATGGCTGGCGTACTTGATTACACACCTGCTTTAAACAACAATCTAAACGTAGATGATACAGGCAATACTTTTGCTGGTGTTTTAAACGGTAGATACAAAGTGTACATTGACCCGTATTCTGCTAACGCAGTTGCAAAGCAATTCTACACAATCGGTTACAAAGGTACTTCACCTTATGATGCTGGTCTATTCTACTGTCCATATGTTCCACTACAAATGGTGAGAGCAGTTGGCGAAAACAACTTCCAGCCTAAGATTGGATTCAAAACAAGATACGGTCTTGTAAGAAACCCATTCGCTGAGAGTTCTGCTGCTGTATCTGGTGCCGATACTACTGGTACTAATAACAGCAACGTTTATTACAGAAAAGTACAAGTTACAAACATTATGTAATTTGTGTTAGATTGTTGGTAACTTAGTTTACCACAACCACACCACAAGGGGAGGTTCTTCGGAATCTCCCCTTTTTTATTTGCATAAATAATAGTATGACAACTACAAATGCAACAGTTCGACAACCAGCAGGAAACGAATTAGATTTCGCATCTCCTACACAGTTTCGATTTCAAATACAGAAACTTCCAGAAGTACAGTTTTTTTGTCAGACAATTAATATTCCAGGTATCTCTATCACTGAGTTATCACAACCCACACCATTACAATTAGTAACAATTGCTGGTTCAGATATAACCTATGAAGATTTAACTGCAACATTTTTGATTGATGAAAAGTATAGAAATTATAGAGAAGTGCATGATTGGTTAAAGGGATTATCTTTTCCAGAAAATCATACACAGTTTAGGAATCTATTAAGTGAAGGATCTGATCGTATGCCAAATTCTCAAAGTCGTGGTGTACAAACTGAATCTGGTAAAACATTACCAGCAACACCTGATGCAGCCATTTATTCAGATGCAACATTAACAATACTTACATCTAAAAATAATCCTACTTTAGAAGTACGATTTAGAGATGTTTATCCTAAAAGTATTAGTGCTGTACAATTAACAACGCAAGATGCAGAGGTTAATTATCTAGTTGCTGATGTGACTTTTGGCTACAAATATTATGAATTTGCATCATTATAGTTGACATTTATACAATTTTGTGATATAATATATTATGGATTTAGAAAAACTACAAGAAGAAGCCACTAAAGATTTAAGAATAGACGATACTGAACTTGATATGGAATCAGTTCGTACACCTATCATTCACAACAAATATCTTAAATATCTTTCTAAATTTTCATTACTTCTAAAGAAAGCGGAAGACGATTATGATATTCTTGCCAAAGACAAATGGGAATACTATACAGGTAAAGCACCTGAATCTGTTTACAGAGAGAAACCATTTGATATTAAAATTCTTCGACAAGACATTGACAAGTATATTAAAGCAGATGCAGAGTTAATTAAACTATCACAAAAAATAACCTATCTTAGAACAGTTATAAATTATATAGAAGGTGTGATAAGAAATATTAATAATCGTACATTTAATATAAAGAACGCAATCGAATGGAAGAAATTCACTCAAGGATCAATATAGAGAAAGTTGATGAAGTTTACATCAAAGTCAGATGTGAACCTCATGTAGCTGCAGAACTATCAGAATTTTTCACTTTTGAAGTACCTGGAGCACGCTTTTCACCAGCATATAGAAATAGAGTATGGGATGGCAAAATACGTCTGTACGATAAGAGGAACGGTAAATTATATGGTGGTTTACTTGCCTATGTACGTGAGTTTGCAAAACAGAATGATTTAGAAGTAGTACAAGGTAAAGATGTATATTCATCTACAAAGATTGACATTAAAGATGTGGAAGGTTTCTGTAAATCTTTAAAACCCAAATCGCAAGGTAAAGATATTGAAGTTAGAGATTATCAAATACAGGCAATCTATCAATCACTGAAACGACATAAGTTATTATTACTATCACCAACGGCATCTGGTAAATCATTAATCATTTATTCGATTGTTCGATTTCATCAAATGGCCAATCGTAGAACATTGATCATTGTACCAACGACAAGTTTAGTGGAACAAATGTATTCAGATTTTGCAGACTATGGTTGGAATGTCGATAAATACTGTCATAGAATCTATCATGGTTATGATAAAGATGTTGTCAAAGATGTAGTGATATCGACATGGCAATCTCTTGCAACTTTAGATAAAAACTATTTTTCACAATTTGATTGTGTCATCGGTGACGAAGCACACAATTTTAAAGCAAAGTCATTGACGACTATAATGACAGCGTTGAACAATGCCAAATATCGTATTGGTACAACAGGTACTTTAGATGGCACAAAGACACATAAACTAGTTTTAGAAGGTTTGTTTGGTACAGTATATCAGGCAACTTCTACAAAGAAACTGATTAATAAAAATCAATTAAGTAAATTAAAAATTAAATGTTTGGTACTAAAACACAATGAAGCAAATAGAAGACAAATACGAAATGCAACTTACCAAGAAGAAATGGAATATCTCACAGGACACAAAGGGCGAAATAACTTTATTCGTCAACTTTCTCTCCTTTGTGCTGGTAATACTCTGGTTCTTTTTCAGTATGTAGAGAAACATGGCATTCCTTTATATGAAAACATTAAAGAAAAAGCTGAACAAGGCCGCAAAGTCTTTTTTGTGTATGGTGGTACTGAAACTGTGGATCGGGAGAACATCAGGTCGATTGTCGAAAATGAAAGCAACGCTATTATTGTTGCCTCTTACGGAACTTTTAGCACTGGAATTAATATTCGTAATCTTCACAATGTTATATTCTCTAGTCCAACCAAATCTCGGATAAGAAGTTTACAATCCATCGGTCGAAGTCTAAGACAATCAGAAACAAAAACAGATGCAAAACTTTATGATATTGCAGATGATTTGTCGATTGGTTCTTATAAAAATTTTACATTAAATCATTTTTCTGAAAGAGTTAATATTTACAATGAGGAAGAGTTTGAGTATGTAATCCATAATATTAATCTCAAATAAATAGTAATATGACACCAAAAGATTTAAAAATAATCAAGTTGTCAGGTGGTGAGCAAATAGTTTGTTATGTGACACACGAAGATGGTTCCGCTTTTGTTCGATTAGTTGAACCAATGGAACTTAAAATTCATTCTAGTGTAAATGACTATGGTGCTGTTGATGAAACAATCTGTTTAACTGATTGGGTACATCACTCAAACGATAATGTATTTTCCATTCATAAAGATAGAATAGTGACAATTGCAAGTCCAGATAATTCCTTACAAGATTATTATGTAACTACAAAAAAAAAATATGACAATATTAAAAAGATAAAAGAAGAAGAAAGAAAGACAGAAAAGTCCCTTCAAATGTTAGAAGATTCTTATAAAACTGAGAATAAGAAGTTGACAAGGAAAGAACTTTATGATATAATCTCTGGTAAGATAACCAAACACTAATCTCCAAAGGCTGGACATACCAGATTATATCAGGCGAAAAAACAATTGTCAAGGAAAAAATAAGGTTGAAATATTATTAAAAACCTGATATAATAAACATAGAAATTGAGAATATTATGAAATCACAAAAACCAAAAGAACATTATGTTAATAATAAAGAGTTTCTTGCTGAAATGGTTAAGTACAAAGAGAAGTGTGCGAGTGCAGAAAAACGTGGTAGAAGACAACCTCCTATTACAAACTATATGGGCGAATGTTTTTTAAAGATTGCAAATCATTTATCTTATAGACCAAATTTTATAAACTATACATTTAAAGATGATATGATATCTGATGGTATTGAAAACTGTTTACAGTATGTTACGAATTTCAATCCTGATAAATCAAATAATCCTTTTGCATATTTTACACAAATTATTTACTATGCGTTCATACGTAGAATCCAAAAAGAAAAGAAACAAGCAGAAATTAAACAGAAATTATTAAGTCGTGTCGATATACAAGAATATGAAACTATCGATGGCGATGATTTAACCTATCATAATTCTTACATTGATTATATGCAAAAGAATATGACGGAAGAAAAACCAAAAAAAGAAAAGAAAATTAAAAAGAAAACTAAATCTAAACTTGAATTGTTTATGTAATTTATGAAAATAGCGATAATTGCTGATACCCACTTTGGTGTTCGGTCAGATAGTCCTGCCTTTGCTGAGTATCAATATAAATTTTTAGAAGATATATTTTTTCCATATCTACAAAAGAATAACATTAAACATCTAATACATTTAGGTGATGTTGTTGATAGACGAAAGTTTGTGAACTTCAAAACATTAAGTGATTTTAGAAATAAGTTTATGTTACCTTTGTGGGATATGAAAATTGATACACACATCATTATCGGCAACCACGATACGTATTACAAAAATACAAATGATATTAATGCACCCATAGAGTTGTTTACAACTTATGACGGTGTACACGAACCTTTCATTTATGATAGACCTAAGATAATGACATTAGATGATGTTCGATTCTTAATGTTACCATGGATCTGTCCTGATAATGCATCTCAAACTAAAACAATGCTAGAACAAGAAAGTGCTGATGTTGTTTGTGGTCATTTAGAGATTGCAGGATTTGAGATGTTAAATGGTATGACTAATACACATGGTTTAGATAAGAAGTATTTAAAAAGATTTGAGAAAGTATTCACAGGCCACTTTCACAAGAAGTCAGATGATGGCCATATTTACTATCTTGGTTCACCATATGAAATGGTTTGGTCTGATTATAAATGCCCCAAGGGTTTTCATATCTTTGATACAGAAACAAGAGAATTAGAACGTATTGCAAACCCATATAGAATCCACCGAAAAATCTATTATAATGACGATACAAGGGGATATAATGAGTTTGACTACTCAGAGTACAGAGATTCATATATTAAGGTTATTGTAGAGAAAAAGAAAGATTATTATATGTTTGATCGTTTCTTAGATGGTTTCTATAAGATGACTAATATACACGATTTAAAAGTCATAGAAGACTACTCAGACTTAGATGCTTCATCTGTCGAAGATGATATTGCAGAAAAGGCTGAAGATACAACCACACTCTTAGATAACTATGTCGAACAATTAAATACAAAGTTAGATAAGGGTAGATTAAAAACATTGATGAGAAGTTTGTACACAGAAGCAAACGATATTGATTTATGATTATAGTATCAGCATTAAAAGAAGAAGTCAGTAAAATAAATCAACCTATTCTTTTAACAGGTGTTGGAAAAATTAATGCAACACTTAAACTAACAAAGTACATTATGGAACACAGACCCAAACTTGTAATTAATTATGGCACTGCCGGTTCTGTTATACACGAACAAGGAAAGATTATTGAAGTTGGTAATATTTTGCAAACAGATATGGACGCAACTGAATTAGGATTCGAACAATATCAAACACCTTTTGATGATCGAATGTTGTCAAATGGTCAATCATATTATATTTGTAGTACATCCGATAGGTTTGTTTCAAACATTACTAGACAGTTTGATTGTTATGATATGGAAGCTTATGCGATTGCGAAAGTGTGTCGTTTCTTTAATGTGAAGTATCGTGTGTTCAAATATATTAGTGATTCTGGTGATCCAAGTGATTGGGAAAAGAATTGTGAAAAAGGACAAGAGTTATTTGTAAATAATATTTTACCAAGGTTAAATCGTGATATTTTTTAAAAAAGTTAGATGGAAGAATTTTCTTTCAACTGGTAATACATTTATCGAAGTTGATTTAAATAAGAATCATACAACACTGATTATTGGTGAGAATGGTTCTGGAAAATCAACATTGTTAGATGCATTGTGTTTTGCCTTATTTAATAAACCATTTAGAGATATTAAGAAAGAACAATTGATTAATACAATCAATATGGGTGGTACTGAAGTTGAAGTGGAATTTACTATTGGTAAAAATGAATATCTGATTAGACGAGGTATCAAACCCAATCTATTTGAAATCTATCAGAATGATAATCTAGTTAGCCAAGATGCAACCACAATGGATTATCAGAAATACTTAGAACAGAATATTCTCAAAATTAATTATCGTTCATTTACACAAGTGGTGATTTTAGGTAGTTCGTCTTTTGTACCTTTTATGCAATTGAAAACTGCACACCGAAAAGAAGTTGTGGAAGATATTTTAGACATTAAAGTATTCTCTACAATGAATCTATTGGCAAAACAAAAACAAAAAGAATTAGAAACAGAAATTAAAGATTTAGAAACTGAAGTGAATCATTTAAAAGAAAAGATTGCCATACAAGAAAAACATATCACTGAAGCAGAGAAACAACAACAATCAACCATTGATGAATATAAAGATAAGATTGAAAAGAATAACACCACAATAAAAGAATACAATGATAAGATAACTGAAATACAATCGAATATTGATATACAAAAAAATACAATCTCAGATGAAGATTCAGTTAAAAAGAATTTAAAGAAACTAGAAAACTTTGAATTGACCATTGAGAATAAAGTGTCAAAGAAAAAGAAAGACATCAAATTTTATTCAGAGAAAGATGAATGTCCAACTTGTAAACAAGATATTGACGAACAATTTAAAACATCAATGATAGACGAAGGTACAAAGAAACTTACTGAATTAGAAACTGCATTAGAACAACTCAACAAAGAAGTAACAGGCAAACAAAGAAGACTAGAAGAAATTACCACTGAATATGAAAAGATTAAACTCAAAGAAATACAGATTGCCAAATATAATCAATCAATCACTGAACTAAACAACTTCAATACTAAGATTAATTTAGATATAGAAAAGATTGTAAACAGTTCAAAGAATGTATCAGAGGCACAAGGTGTTCTCAAAATATATAATGAAAATCTACAAGATAAAGATAGTAAAAAGATTTCTACATTAGAAGAAATGGATTATATCAATGCTGCTAAACAAATGTTATTAGATAGTGGTATTAAAACAAAGATTATTAAAATGTATCTACCTGTAATGAATCAGTTAATTAACAAGTATTTACAGTCAATGGATTTCTTTGTTAACTTTAAATTAGATGAAGAATTTAACGAAACAATCAAGTCCAGATATAGAGATGACTTTTCTTATGCATCATTCTCTGAAGGTGAAAAAATGAGAATAGATTTGGCATTATTATTTACTTGGAGAGCAATCGCCAAGATGAAAAATAGTGTATCCACTAATCTCTTAATCCTTGACGAGATATTTGATAGTTCATTAGATGTCAATGGTACAGATGACTTTTTAAAGATCATTCATACACTACAAGATGAAAATGTATTCATTATATCACATAAGACAGATATGTTAGTTGATAAGTTTGCAAACCAAATACGTGTTGAGAAGCATAAGAATTTTACAAGAATTAATCAGTAATTGACAAATCAGTCAAAACCTGATATAATAGAAGAATTATATGCCGGCGTGGCACAGTTGGTAGCGCAGTTGATTTGTAATCATCAGGTCGGGAGTTCGAGCCTCTCCGCCGGCACCAGGAGTATATTATGAAGTATTATAAAGTAGAACCTAAGTGGAAAAAATCAATCTACGAATATTCAACATGGTCAAATGAAGACAAATCAAAAACATTTACAATGGAAGAAATGTATCGTTGGGGTCATGTCATAATTAAAGTTGATGATGAGATTGGTGAAACTATTGAAGATTATATTGGTGATGCAAATGATTCCAATAATGAATTTGAAATTAGTGTTTATGAAGATGCTGAAGTTGATGATCAGTGTTCTTTATATTTTGAAGAATGTGTTGGTATCACCAGTGAAGAATTAGACGAACAGTATGAAGATCGTGGTTGGGATTTATTAGAAGAAGATTATGGTGGTGAACCTGATGACTTCTGGAAAGTTTTTCATGGTGAACTTAAAGTAACAGATGTCACAGAGGAGTATAACAAATGAGTGATTTGTGGGTAGAAGATACAGAATATCATCAAGTGCATTTAAAAAAGACTTATCAACTTGATGAAGAAGATGTTATTGCAACTTTTGGTTCAGTTGAAAAGTTTCAAGAATTATTTGACGAAGGTGATGATGAAGCACAAAGTTATGTTTATGATGGTGATTATGAAACTGATGAATGGTGGTGGACTGCTGACAAGGGTGGTTACGACATTGATACCAAAACATCTTGGGAGGAATAGTGTATCAACCTTATAATATGAAAGATGTGTTAGAAGCATCCTCAAAAGAACTCTTTACTGTTATCTCTACCTTTGCAGGTGGTGGTGGCAGTTCAACGGGTTATCGACTAGCAGGTGCCAAGATACTTGCAGTAAATGAGTTTGTTGAATCAGCACAAGAAACATATAAATCAAATTATCCAGACACACCAATATTACCTGATGATATTAAGAAACTTACAGGTGAAGATTTACTTCGCACGGCAGGTATATCAAAAGGCGAATTAGATATTTTAGACGGATCTCCACCTTGTAGTGCGTTTAGTGTTGCAGGTAAAAGAGAAAAGGGTTGGGATAAAACAAAGAAATACTCAGACGGAAAACAAGTAGAAAATATCGAAGATTTATTCTTTGAGTATATTCGTATTGCAAACGATATACAACCGAAAGTAATTATTGGTGAGAATGTTGCTGGTATTCTAATGGGTGAAGCAATCAAAAAATATAATGAGATTATTAATGAGTTTGAGAAGTGTGGTTATGATGCAATTGGTAAAGTAATGAACGCCGCAGACTTTGGAACGCCACAGGCAAGAAAGAGATGTTTCTTTGTTGCAGTACGAAATGATGTTATGGAAAAAGTTGGATTAAATTTTATGACTATGGAAAACACATTATATCCAGAACCATATGGTCCACAACCAACTTTAAAAGAAGCAATTAGTGATATTGAAAATGATGAAGAAGAAGTTCAAATGTTACTAGATTTTGTACAAGGTTCTTTTCAAAAGAAATGGATTGAGTTATTACCATTCAGTCCAGACAAACATCGTAAACCAAGTGATCCAGAGTTTATTGATATCAATCCAAAACAATCAATGTTTAATATGATACGACCAGCACCTAATCTACCTTGTCCTACTGTAACACAGGCAGGTCAAAAGAAAGGATTATCTGGTGTATTTCATTATGATAGTAATCGTAAATTAACAATTAAAGAATTAAAAAGAGTAATGGGTTTGCCAGATGATTTCAAATTACAAGGGGATTTTGATCAACAAGCAGAAAGAGTTGGTCGTATGGTTGCCCCTTTGATGATGAAAGCATTATCAAGTAACATATATGAGAAAGTGATTAAACCATTTAATGATAGATAAAATTTTATATGATATAATTGATAGAGATATTAAAGGTGATGATGTTGCTATCTTTATGGGTGGCGGAACTGACAGTGCAACACTTTTATTTACTTGTTTACGTTTAAATAAGAAACCTGTAGGATATTCATTCTTTCGTAAAGATAAACCGTCTTATGATTCATTAAAGGCTGAAGAAATATGTAAGATATTTAATGTTCCATTTGTTCCTGTTCCATTACCAGAAGACAATTTAGAAGAAGATTTTAAAACACTTGCAAACAAATATAACTGTAAAAAGAAAACTCAGTTTGAATGTATCTTTCCATTTTTATATTTGTTTCCAATGATAAAAGAAAAATATGTACTAACTGGTGTTGGTGCTGACTCTCATTATGTTTTAAGTAAAAAAGGAATGATGCATTATAAACACACAGTAGAGAAAATGAATGAGTTTAGATATAACTATTTTTATGGACAAAAGAATCCTGGTGCGTTAGAACAACTTAGACAATTCTGTACAGAATATAATAAAACACTAAGTGTTCCTTATTTTGAGAAAGAAGTTTATGATTATTTCTATGATAAGTCTTGGGAAGAAATCAACAAACCATATCAAAAACATCTAATCAAAAAACAATTTAAAGAGTTTGATAAGATAAAAGTAAAACCCCATATCAATTACCAGTTATGTGCTGAGATTGATGACCTATTTGAAACGTTGCTAAATAATAGAGTAATAAACTTTAAGAATAGAAAAAGAGTTATGGATATTTGTAGAGATTGGGCAAACAATAAACAATCTACAAATACTTTATTTTAGGAGATAATATGAAATTTACATTCGCACAATCAAAAGAAGGTTTTGATAAACACATAGACAACTCCATTCGTGGTTATAGTGACTTATGGCATGATGTTGTACAAATAGGCAAATACTTTATTGAAGATGAAACTAATGTTGTTGATATTGGTTGTTCAACAGGTAAACTTCAAAAGTCAATGATTGAGGCATACCATGAACATATACCAAAAGCACAATACACAGGAATTGAAATTGAAGAAGACTTCTATAGTGAATATGCAAGAGATGAATCATTATATAACCGATTAAAATATTTTAAGGGTGATGTAAGAGATTATGAATTTGAAAACTGTAGTTATGTCACATCTTTATTTACTCTACAATTCATGCCACCAAAGAATAGACAAGAAGTTATACAAAAAGTTTATGACGGTTTAAACACAGGTGGTGCATTTGTATTCTCAGAGAAAGTATTCTCATGTAATCCAAGAATACAAGACATGATGACCTTTATGTTTTACGATCACAAAAAGAAAAGTTTCACAGAAAAAGAAATCTTAGATAAAGAAGTACAACTAAGACACATGATGAAACCAAACACAAAGACAGAGATATTTCAAATGTGCCATGATGCCGGTTTTGAAACACATGTGTTCTGGCAAAACTTTAATTTTATAGGAATTATTGCTTTAAAATAAATGATTAAATCTGATCTATTTGAAGGTATCATTGATGTTGGTAGTGGTTTAATTCTTGCCATTATTATTCAGTTATTAGTCTTTCCTTTATTTGGTTTATATCCGACAATACTAGATAGTATGGGAATTGCGTTGATATTTACTGCCGTTGGAATGATACGTTCATCTCTATGGAGATGGTTCTTTCGAAAGAGAAGAAATGGTTAAAACCTGTGAAAACTGTGAAAGTATTGTAAAATCTGATGAAAATACGTGTCCTCAATGTGGGCATTTCTGTCGCAGTTAAATAAACCACTGAATTTACTACATTATTTCATCAAAATAAAATTTGACAAATCACCAAATACCTGGTAGCATATACTTATATGTTATTTCATTTTAACTCCTTTCTAACTCTGAGGGTTGGGCATTTTTGTCCCACCCCTCACTTTTTTTGTTTACAAATGAAAAACAACCTGATAGCATAACAATATAAATGACAATAGAAAATTTACAAAAATCAAATCTTGCGAAATTACTTGCCACTGAGAATATCACAGTTCAACACAGAAAAGTTGATACTGCCTATTTTGATGTGAAGAATAGAGTATTATGTTTACCAATCTGGAA